AACAGATAAGGCTTGGCTTCTAGGTATCAACGGCGAGGAAGTATGGCTACCGAAAAGTCTTGTTGAATATGATGTACAGGATAAGGTAGTTACACTTCCTGAACGAGTGGCAATGGATAAGGGGCTAATATGAGCGAACCGAAGGTGCTAAAGGCTGGGCCAGTTGAAATTAAGAAAGGTGCAGAGACACCTAGCAGAATGGCAACGGTAATATGGGGACCAGCAACGTGTGGCAAAACTACGTTTGCTGCTACGGCACCGGGGGAAAAGCTTTGGTTTTCGTTTGGGGATAATGAGCATATATCAGTTGCACAACGCAAAGATGTTCATGTAGCAGACGTAAGCGCATTAGATTATAATGAATTGTTTAATCATGCACAAAGCCAAAACCCATTTGGATTAGATGCATTGCTTGCTGAGAATGAGAATATTGAGACTGTGGTTGTGGATAGTGTTACAGCTATTGAGTATAAAGCATTACAGAAAAGTGTATTGGGTATGCAAGTGGGTAAAGGACGAGGATTTATACCTACTATGGAAGCACCCGGAATTAGTGCGTATGGTGGTCGTAATGCAATTGTGCTTGAAGTATTGACTGGCTTTTTGCGTGTAACAGCTAAACATAATGTGCATATTATTTTTACAGCGCATGAGAATGATCCTGTACTAACCAAAGAAGGCACAATTGATTATTATGCTATTGCGCTCGGAGGTAAGTTGATTAACAATGTGACATGGAGACTGTCTGAGATATGGTATATGTCACAGGAAACAACGGGTAATAGGAATAGAAAGTTAGCCGTTCGTCCTACAAGATTAAGAAGACCTATGAAGTCTCGTATGTTTAATCTTAAGGGCGATCCAGAGTTCATTATCAACTATGATAGTGATAAACCGGATGACGGGCAGATGACAATTGCTGATTTTTATTATCAGTGGTTGGATAATAACAAGCAACGTATTCCGGTTCCTAGTAAAATGCCAGAGAAGAAAGGAAAATAAGTATGAGTCGGAATGTCATACAGATTATGATCGACGAAAAGCCGGGAATAGAAATTAAAAACTTAAATGTTGGACAAATGTTTAGGTGTCTTGATCCATCTGACTCAACTAATGTTTATATGAAAATTAATGCAACTTGGCGTGATGCTAAACAGATATGTGAATTTGTACATCTTAATACTGGATGCCTTCATAGTGCAGAATTGAATAAATGTGTTATGCCTTTGCCCGCTCAGGCGATTATTCAAATTAAACAGGGGTAAATAAAATGTCCCTGTGTGAGTCACACGAAATCCCCGGCTAGGGGGTAATGGGGGTGCTTCGTTAAGAACGCCTCAATCAAGAGTGAGACTAGCCTCTCACCTAAAAAATGGAAAGACGAAAATGTTTAATCGTATGTTCAAGATGGGTTTGATGGGTTGTGGTTCGCTGCTGGCTATGGCTGGTGTTTGCTGTGACGAGGAAAATGATCTTGGTATCATTGAACTGGAAGGCAATCTTTCCGATGCCGAAAAGCCTCTTGAACTTCCTGCCGGTCTGTATACGGCAGAAGTTCAGGACGTGCAGATCGGTACCTCACAGAAGGGTAACCGTTACTTCGCTGTGAAGTTTGTTGTCCCGACTGACGGCGTTCCGGCTGATGTTGCCGAACACTTTGAAGACGGTGCGGCGTTGTATTACAACCGTGTTATCGTTCCCGATGGGAAGGACCGTCGCGCTCTGTTCAACCTTCGTAAGTTTATCGAAGCTCTTGGACTGGATAGCAATACGACGCAGATTGATCCTAATCAGTGGATGGGATGCAACGCCCGTATTAAGGTCGTTCATGAGACCTATCAGGGTGAGACCCGCGCACAGATTAAGTCTGTTGAGAGTGCGGAAGCCAAGGCGGCGCCGGCCAAGGGGAATGGTCGTATCAACCGTGGCGGTGGCAATCGCAAGTAAGCGATAGCCTAACCCTACCCTCCGGGAGTTATTCTCCCGGAGGGACTTTTATACCTTACTTTCCAATAAAAACAATGCGGGTAAGCACAAACAGCGCCCGCTATCCGTGAAGCGGAGCGGGCTATGGCTATTCAAGTCACGACATTTATGGTTTCTCTTGTTGAGGTTCCGAAGAGAGGTCCAGCTAAAATTCTTATTGAAGTGGATTATGACGTTAGGAATATCATTAACTATGCAGCAAGTGTGTGTCACATGAGCGCGCAACAGTTTATGAGAGCAGTTTTGTTTAACGCATCGAAAAAGGTGCTAGACGAAGCGGGTAAACAATATGACGATAGTGTCGCAGCCAATTGAGCGACTACTTCAAGCCTTAGAAAATGTTGGTAACTCTTTCGGTGGCAATACAGGAAGGCTCCTGCTTGCCATCGTTAGAGAATACCACAGGCTTAAGAGGTATGAAGAAGATCAAGAGCATAGGAGGATAAGAGCTAAGGAAAAAGAAATGGAAAAGGAATATAAAATTACTGGTGTATGGCCGGGAGATGATGACATACCATTTTAGGAGGGGCAAATGTTTAAGTGGATAGTAAGTTTACCGGGTAAGTGGTGGCGTAGGCATTGTCGGTCACTTGATATGGAGTTTCTATGGCCGATTGTTAAGAAGCAAGCACCGACATTGGAGAAAGCAAAGGCGGCTTTTCTTTGTCATATCATGGATGATCCGGTATGGAATACAGACTATACTACATCGGATATGATAAAGTTTATTGAGCAGTTAAAGTGACTGTGTGACTCACACAACGGGGAAAGAAAATGCCAGCAACTGAAATGAAAGACCTGAGCCTAGAGCAGCAACATGCGGTTGAAATGGGCTGTGATATGAATGAGCGTATCGTTGGTATCACTGGTGGAGCGGGTACAGGTAAGACAAGTGTTCTAGGTATCATGCATAAGGAGTTAGCAGAAAAGCATGGAGCAAGTAATATTAAGCTGTGCGCTCCTACTGGTCGTGCAGCTAAACGTATTCAAGAATTGACAGGTATTCCGGCTATCACAGTACATAAGCTGCTTGAATATCCCATGCCTGATGATCCAATGACAGATGAAAATGGAGATATTATTCAGCCTGAAAATAAGCCGCGACGTGATCATAATAGACCGTTGGAACAGCGGATTATTATTGTAGACGAAGCGTCAATGATCGGTCCAACACTATTTATGCAGCTTATGGATGCGTTACCGACTAATGGTGTGATTAGGTTCTTTGGTGATAACAATCAGTTGCCGCCAGTTGAACCCGGTACACCGCCTTTCCTCGATATTCTTAAAAGGAAGACGAGTGTTGAGTTAACGTTTAACTTTAGAAGTGATGACGAAATCGTTGCTAATGCGTCTAGGATATTGAAGGGAAGTATTCCTATTCGTAACGGTCGATTTGAGATTATGTATAGCGATAACCCGATTAAAGAGTTGGTGAGGTTCGCAGATAAAAATTTTATGCGGGCTGATCACCAGATTATTATGCCTACTAGGAAGGGCAATTATGGAACGATGCGAGCTAATCCTAGTCTGCAATTGTCGTTTAATCGTGATGGAGCGTACCTGAGACTAGATCGGCATGAAGAGAGTGAGGCTCAACTAGCAATTAAGGGACAGGATAAGTTTCTTTGGATTAAGAATGACTATGCCTTGAATATGTTCAATGGTGAAATTGGTACAGTTGATTGGGTAAATACCGAGGATGGATCACTTAAGCTAATTACACCTGATCGAGCGGTTATTGTTCCGGCTCGTGTTAAAGCTTTTTCGGCATATCATGGTAGCTATATTAACTATGATCCGAGAAAGAATATTGAACTTGGATATGCTGTGACGACGCATAAGTCACAGGGATCAGAGTTTGATACGATTATTTATTGCGTGTGTGCTAGTCAAGCGTACTTGTTAAATCGTCGTAACTTCTATACGGCGGTTACTCGCGCACGTAAACAAGTTATCATGATTACTGATCGTCGTGGTATGGCATTATCACTTAGACCATGGAAAAATTAAGTTGTGTGAGTCACACGGAAATGGGGGACTCATGCAATGCCAAACACATTACCAGATGAAGTTATCTCCGAATTAAGATGGTGCTATGATAACGGCTTATCAAAGAGTAAAGCCATAAAACGGTTAAAGCTTGCAGAGGCTACCGTCTATCGGTACTACACTAAATGGCAAGCATTTGATGACGCCGTTAATCATGTACCAGAGATAATCGACCTTCGTCTTCTTCATCCACACGTAGCAGAGGAGTTAGTTATACAGGCAGGAATGCGTCGTATGTCTTTAGCTAACTTCATACTGACGCTACTGTGTGTTATAACTAAAGACTATCTGTTTAATAGTATCCTTGAAATTGAAGAAGACAATCCGGTTAAGGGGCGGCTGCGCGATGCTAAGTAGAGAAAAGTTTCAGGATCAATACAATGCCATGGCTGACATGCAAGATTTGGAAGTACAGGTGTTTAGTGAAGGTCCACTTAATGCGACGATTGCTATCGTTGGCGAGGGTCCGGGAGAAACTGAGGTTCGTAAAGGAAGTCCATTTGTGGGCAATTCTGGTAATCTCTTGTGGAATGTCCTTCGGCCTCTTGGTATACACCGGGCAAATGCGTATGTCACAAACGTCGTTAAAAGGCAAATCTCCCTCAGTCGAAAAGGCAACGAAAGAAATATTGTTCACCGCGACGAACTTGATAAATGGATCGGTTTGTGTCGATGGGAGCTTGAGCAACTCAAGGATTGCCGGATCATTTTGTGCCTTGGCAATTATGCGCTTGAAGCTGTTACGAACGAAATTGGGATCATGAATTGGCGAGGTTCGGTATTGCATAATTTTGCTTTGCCGAATGGGCAGTTAGGCCATGTGATTTGCACAATCAATCCAGCCTATGCGCAGCGTGAACTGAAAATGGAACCCATCTTTATGATGGATTGCAAAAAGGTAAAGCTGGTCAATGAAGGCAAGTTCAAACCCTACGAAATCGAAACGATTATCAACCCGTCGTACAAAGAAATCTTGGACTACATCAGAAGTCTTAAAGCTAGTAGAGAAGAAATCGCACTTGACGTTGAAAGCCTTAATGGCGAAACCGCTTGTATTGGACTCGCCAATAACGGACATAGTGCAATGTGCATTAACTGGCGCGACGGTTCAAATAATCGTTTCAGTGCAAGAGAAGAAACCGAAATCCTCTTAAAGCTACAAGATTTGTGTGACTCACACGGAGGAGTTATTGCACAAAATGGCCAGTTTGACGCTTATTGGTTAAGGTTAAAAGACTGGCTATGTATAAACATTCAATGGGATACACTACTTGCACACCATACACTGTATCCTCAATTGCCGCATAGTCTAGCTTTCCTTGTAGCTCAATATACAACGCATCCATTCTATAAAGATGAAGGGAGGAATTGGAAAGAGGGAGGAGATATAGAACAGTTTTGGCGTTATAACTGTAAAGATGCTGCACTAACATGGGAGATTAGACACAAAGAACAAAGGGAGTTAGAACAGCAGGGATTGTATGACTTCTTTACTAAGCATGTAATGCGAGCAACTCCACATCTTATTTCTGCAACTGTTCATGGCGTTGCGGTAGATATAGAACAGAAACAGAGAGTTGTTGAAGCATCTTCGTTTGAAGTAGCTAAAAGACAGAATAGAATATATGAGATTATCCATGAGCTTACCGGGGATAAAGATTACAGGCCGAATATCGGTAGCTGGCAACAGATGCAAGAACTGTATTTCCGTAGACTTAAGCTTAAAGGTCGCGGGTTTAGTACCGATGAAACTAATCGTACACACATGCTCAAAGACCCCGGAACCCCTCCACTTGCGAAAGAATTGCTCACAGAGATTAATCGCTGGTCAGAAGAGAACAAATTTCTCGGAACTTATGCTAATTCGCGACCCGATGAGGACGGGCGTATGCGCTGTGAATATAAGCAGTCCGGAACACAGAAAGCACCGGGAAGGCTTAGTAGCTCGGGGTTGCTCACTGGTACGGGCCAGAACCTTCAAAACCAACCGGAACGAGCAAAAGAAGTTTTTTGCGCAGACCCCGGAACGGTCTTCGGATATTTTGATCTTGCGCAAGCGGAAGCTAGAATTGTTGCCTATCGAGCGAAGATTGAAACGTGGAAGGCTCAGTTTGAAAAAGCAAGAAAAGATGGGAAATACGACTGTCACCGCGCTCTTGCATCCGAAATGTTTAAGGTTCCATACGACGATGTACCTCTCAAGGACTGGGATGCTGACAACCGTCCGACCATTCGATATACTGCCAAAAGATGCCGTCACGGCCTCAATTATCGTATGGAACGCTACAGGCTTGCGGAGGTTACAGGGCTCCCGTATCACGAAGCCGCAAGGGCGTTTTCAATATATCATAGGATTACGCCAGAACTTACGAAATGGTGGGATCAGGCAGAGAGAGATTTCCGTCAGCGTCGTGAAGTCTTCAATGCGCTCGGTCGTCGCCTTAAGGTTATCCAAAGAATTGACGACGAGGTTCTTGCATCCATCGTCGCCTTTTATCCACAATCCACCTTGGGAGATAAGGTAATTCAGGTTTGGTATCAGTCAGAAGAAGATGATGAATGGCCGGATGATGCTAGAATATGCTTGAATATTCATGATGCTCTTGTCTGTATGGCGTCACCCAAGACGATTAAAACGGCATTAAAGATCATGAAGAAATATGCAGAAAGTCCTATCATGATCCAAGATGCATGGCATAATAAGGCTGAGCCGCTTATCATACCCGCAGACTTGAAAATGAGCTATCCAGTTAGCCTTGATCCTAAGACTGGTAAATTTGTAGAAGATGCAAAGGGTAGGCATAGATGGTCACACCTTAAAAGCGTTACACTTTAACTGTGTGACTCACACGAAAGGGGAAACAATATGAAAAAGTTTGAGGTTCCTGCAATCGTTAGTGATCAGCGTAATGCTGTAACTGCAACGCATCCAATGAAATACCTTGTGTGGATTAGGACACAGTTTGGTAAAGAAGCGCAGCTTTGGGCAGATGATTTTTCTGTGATGCAGACAACTCATAAGCGGCGTCCAGATATTATTCAAATGATCGAGCTTAAAGGTACCGATCAATATCAAAGCTTAAACGCATTAAGAATGCAGCATCCTTGTCCAGAAGTTAAAGGGGATACAGAGTAATGGGAGTACGAGAGACATATACAACCGACATTTGGCAAGAAATGCTGCGGGATATTCTTATCGAAGCCGGTACCGATGGAATAGGTCAACGAGAACTTGTAAAGGCTATGGAAGCTCATGTTCTCGTTGACGATATTACAAATGAGCTAGAATTTCTTCTGAACTGTAATCCGCCAAAGGTTCAGAAGTTTGTCGTTAAAACACGAGGACGACCAAAGACAGTGTGGCGGGCAACGATCCACATTCTTAAGGAGTAGAAAATGAATGAAACAATTTCGACAAAGGGCGTTGTTATATCCGGTAAAGAAACGACAACGGAGAATGCCCCCGTCAATTTTGGAGTGCCTCATCTTACGTTGGAACAAGCTAAAGAAATTGCTGCGGCACAACCATTTCAGAAAGTAACTGAGGACAGTATCAAGAACAAGATTAAAGTTATTTCGTATTACGGACACACCATGACAACGGGAGGAAAGCTTACCATTTGTATTATTGAAATGCAAAATGGATTTACCGTACAAGGTGTATCCGCTGCGGCTGATCCACGTAACCATGATCCCGATGTAGGTAGACGATATGCCTATGAGAATGCTTTCAAGAGTCTTTGGCAACTTGAAGGGTATCTGCTTAGACAGTGTTTATATGAGCGGGATTACAACGAAGAGGCTAAAGCGTTTTAATTTCGTGTGAGTCACACAAAGAGAAACCCCCGGTTTTCGCCGGGGGTTTTTTATTAATGCTTTTTATGATGTGATTTCTTTTCCATAGCACCTATCTGCTGTGCGTATGGTGGCCATGTAGGTGCTTGTGGTTCGGGATTTACTCCCGGAGGTAGTATCGTCGGCTTATTAGGATCAAGCTTTTCAAAGGAAAAGTTAGGATCATTAAGTCGCCTTTGAAAGTCTTGCTCTACCGCTTTAAGCGTAAACATTAGCTGTCTAGCGGCAGTCTGTCGCTGAGTTTCTAGGAAGTTCCTGATTACTCTAGGATTGTCATGAGGTATTTCATAGTGATCTAGGTATTCTACAAGTTCAGGATCAGCCTCAATTCGTTGTTTAAGTGTTACTGCATTAGTCCCATCAATTTTACGAAGGGCTTTGATATGCTCTGTAAGCATAGAGTATACAGCCATTTGAGACTTCCAGCCCATACCTCCGGTAGGTAGTCCATCCTTTCCAACAACGTCCTTGTTTATTTTCTTATCTAGCTCGTCTATAAAAAGGTTATAGAGAGCATTTACAGGCGGCTTTGCTGGATAGAATGAGTGTCCTTTACCGGCATTAGGTGGCATTTCAGGCATAAAGATATTAGCAACCTCTCGCCCTTGTTCACTACCCGGTTCGCGTTTATCAGACCTATCACGTACAGAGTCCCGTCGTTTGTAATATTCAAGAAGCTTACTTAGTACATGCTTATCACTAAATAAGTCTTCTGTGATTTGTGTACTACCAGCAACAGGAGCACGATACCCAAAAGCAGGACCAATAAGGGAGGTTTTTTCCATAAACCTTTTTGCTGTAGCGGACACACCAGCATTAATACCTGACCATGCATCAGGTAAGTGTGTCATA